AAGGTATACAAACGACCCATTTTTAACATTTCCCAACACATTTTTAACAGTTGTTAGCACAGTTTGGCACGCTTTTTGCTGCGAGCCGTGCCAAAAAAGCAGATGAAACGAAGTTTAACATTTCGTTAACAAGGTTTAACTGATGAATAAACATGCGACATCGCCTGAGAAATCGCATAATTATTCGCTGCCTGTCGTCAGGTAAAACTGGGTGTGGCACAAGCCTGACGATGCCGATGTGAAGCCGGGTGTGGCACAAGCCTGACGATGCCGATGTGAAGCCGGGTGATGCCCTGAAACTGGGTGTGACCCGATGTGTGTCCGAATGTGGACTGACCCCGATGTGCGCCCACCTGATGCAGCTTATGCAGCTTATTCAGCAGATGCAGCATAAGCCACCATCGCCACATAAGCCACATAAGCCAAAATAAGCCACCTACAGGGCATTAAAAAAGACCCCGTGGGCAATTACACCACACAGGGTCTTACAAGGGCACAGGGCTTATTCTATAAGGTGAAGCCGTTGCGCAAAATGTTTATAATAGTGTTAACATCGTCAGTCAACATGTTAGTGGTGTCTGCGAATTTAACATTCACCATCTTTGTGAAGCCTGAAACGTCTTTTACCTTAGTAAGACGTGAAGAAGCTGTTTCAACGCCTGTGCTTGTGATAGTCTTCTTTTGCAGAACGATGTAAGGTGTCAGACCCATTAGGTAGGTTGAATCGAACTTAGAACCGCCGATAACCTGAATCTGCTGTTTCTGTGTTCTGAAAAGAACATCGCTGCACGGTTCAACTTCTTTCGTCCATACGATTCTGTCGTCACAGGTCATCACATAGACACCACCGCCACCGAGTAAATTGACCCTCAGTTCAAGTGAAACTGTACTGCCTATCAGGTCAACAGGCAACGATTCAAGACCGATAAACGGCACAAACAGGTTCAACTCTGTGTCATAGTCGGCTGTGCTCTGTGTCACGTTTGGAATCTCAACAGAACCGAATGAAAGAACCTTTGAATCTGATGCCAAGTTATAAACGGTCGTATCAACCATAAAGTTACCGCACATCAGCTTCGATGAAGACCCCTTGTCAACCTGAAAGAAGAATCTTTTTACCCTGTTGATATAGTCGCCAAGGTCGTAAGAAATCGGGTCTTCTTTGGTGCTTCCAACATCGCCTGTGTATTGAACAAATCGGGCGGTCGCAAAGTCTTCAAGATTCTTTTCGTTCAACACATAAGCATTGATGAATCCATACTTCTTTGTCGGTGTTGACTGTGGATTCGCAACACCCTCAACTATGATGTACCAATCGTCACGGTCTGCACTTCCAACTGTTGGCGTGATTGTACCTGTTGCGGTCAACTTGTCTTCACTTATCGTCATAGGTACGATATATAGTGGTGAAAACGTTGAATATCCTGTTATTTTACACTTGTCAGGTTCATCAAAAACGTTACCGCTATCAGCATTTAATGTGATAGTAAGCGGTTCGCCAACGAAACAGTATGTCGGCTGTGCTACAGGTGTGCAACCTGACAGGTTGTAATCTATACGCATAGCCTGTTTTGATTCACCTGAGATTACAACAGGGCTGTTGAAGTCAACGTCAGGCAAAGTCACAGAAGCGTTTGACGAAACATTGTTTTGGTCTTTAACTTCATCGACAACAACGTTAACCGTTACAGGTACGTTCTTACTGCTTCCATCTGTTGCAACGTATGCACAGGACACATTCAACATCACCTTAGTTGAAGACAGGTTCACAGTCACAGAATGACCGTTAACTGTGTGTGATTCCGTTGAATCAGGCACATTGTTGGTTACTGTCGGCTCTGTAGGTGCAACAGGTTTCGGTTTCGTATTACCGTCCAAAGACACAATATATCTGAGGTCTGAAATCTCAGCAGTCGCCACCGTATTTTCACCGTTAACAGTAGTTGAAACTGTCGTCTGCTGTCCTGATGTGTTGACGTATTTAACCGTAGGAACACCGTCAAAGACAAGACCATCGTTACAGGTAATCGTTACAGTTGTGGATTCTGTGAAAGGGTCTTCTTCTGTCGTATAGGTCGCACCTGTGATGTTATTCTGCGGCTCTGGAATCACTTCCTTAGTCCTACCGCTCAACGTAGCAAAACCACCGTAAGAAGCTGTCGCAAGACTGAATGTGGCAACGTTACCTGAAACGGTCATATTTTCCGTAGTGGATTCTGCGAAAGGGTCTTCAGGGTCTGCACCATAAGTTACTGTCGGTACACCGTCAAAGGTGAATCCATCATCACAGGTCAACGTTATAACGGTGTTGCTTCCACTTGTCTTTGTCTTGTATGTGGTATGTGCAACGTTGTTGGTCACGTTTAATGTAGGAACAGGTGCGGGGCTTCCACCACTTGCTTTTACATAACAGTCGGCAGGTCCTGTATATCCTGACGGAAAACTGAATCTTCTGTGCAAAAATGTACCGTCACTTGTTATTCCCGATTTTTCGCCATTAATAACAAGTTGGTCTTCGTCAGGTGAAACCTTTGTAAGGTTCATGTAAACACTAACCCATCTGTCGTTATAGAACATTTCCATTCTACAGGCAGAATCGTTTTCCACGAAAGTACAACCGTTCACGGCTTCCGCTTTTATGTGACACCACGTTGCACCGTCATTATAAAATGTCTTGTCAGAACCTTTGTCAGTACATCTTTCAAAAGTATAATTGATATTGTATGTAGCTGCCATTATCTATTACCTTTAATTGTTATCATAACTATTGAACCGTCTTCACTCAGTTCATTCAGGGGAAACGGAATCTTCTGTTTCTGCGTCCTTACATCACAGACAGGCTTGTAATCGCCATCATACTTGTTAGGTGTGTCTGTGGCGTAAATCTCGCCTGTAGCTTCAAGAATCTGTTCCTTGAATGTCGTCAGGGAATCACAGGACAAAGACAGAATAGCTTTGTCACCGTCATATCTTACGGAATCTATAAAGTAATAACGCCCTATGGATTCAACGTAGCACATCGTGAAGCCATTGACTTCACCACGAACACAAATCTCAGGGTTAAAGAAATCCATTTCGGAAATCTTGCCTGTGATAGTAACAGGGTCGCCAAGAACCTTGTTTATCTTGTTGCGTTCACCATTGTATTTATAAAACAGAATATCCATACTATTGTACCGTTATAGTTACAGAACCATTTAAATTAATGATTCCCTGAATTATTGCGTCCACGTTCTGGAAAGTGTATTTTGACTTTGATACAGAACCTTTCGCAAGATTACGTCCCACCAAGATACAGCCCCTTGTGTCCTTTGGGTAGTTACCGGGGTGAATCATTATACCTGTGCGTCCGTTGACTTCCAACAGGAACGGCATCTTTCGCCCGAACATGTTTGAATAGATATATCCTATTCTGTACGTACCTTTGTCAATACAAGGGTGGTTCACATTCTTAGGCGGTTCAAGAGTATCACACAGGTAAACATCACCAAGGTATAACTTACCAATAGTATAGTGTTCATTCTGAAAAATTCTTTTTAGTACTAACATAACAAGTCGAATTTAAAGTAAAAACGGTGGCACACCGTAATAATGTACCACCGTCCAAAATTAGGCAACAAAGAACACTACGAAGTTTTCGTTTGTGTCGTTGAAGTAACCGGCATCGAACTTGTAATAGTTGTTGAAGAACTCTGCCTTTGCGTTGTAGTTGGTAGTTACTCGCTTGTCAAGGTTGCAAACACCAAGGGCATCACGGTCGAACATCACACCGAGCACACCACTGATATTAATATCGTGGTTTCCGCTTGTCTTGATGTTGACAGCAGAAGTATGAGCAAAGCCGTAATCCTGTCCACTACCTTGCCAAGAAGCAACACTCTCAGCGTTTGGCAACAGAACCTGTTCCATGTTCTTTGTGTCTGCATACAGGTAAGCCTGTGCGCCCTTTGCGAAATCAGACAACAGAACTGTGTGCAAAGCGTCCTTTGGTGTGAAACGCTCCTTGCCACCAACGTTGAAGAGTGTAGAGATAGACTGCAAACGGTCTGCGTACAAGCCCATCTGATAAGAAGCAAAGCGAATAAACTCGCCATCGGTCAAACACTTGTCTGCGGTCAAAGTTGTGCCCTTTGCCTGATTGTAGAGATACAACAGGTTCACGCAACGTACAGTAGAAGCAGAACCGTAGTTGAGGGTCTTGCCTGATGTAGTGAACTTTGCTGCGTCTGCAAACAGGGTTTCACCAATCATGTTGTTGATAGTGCGCATGATGAGTGCATCGGTCTTGATAGTCATAGACTTCTCAACTGCTGAGTAAATCATAGACAAGAAGCCGTTCAACTGTGCTGCGCTGCTGAAAGATTCCTTCACCTGACGTTCTGTGATAGAAACAGGCACTTCAAAAGTAACCTTTGAGTTGAAGAACTTAGCAGACACAACAGGCTTGTGGAAAATGTCCTGTTTGTACTCATGTCCGTCTGTGAGATTCCAAGTGTCGTTTTCGGTAGCTGCTGGAATCTCTGCTGAAATCTTTTCAAGCACAGAACCGAACTCCCAAGCATCCATCAGGACAGACGGAATCTTACCTGCATAAGGGCGGTTAACGAAAATCACCTTGCCGATGTGGTTTACAAGTGACTTCACGTAGTTATCAACTGCACCCTGATTGAACACTTCGTTACCAAGGTCAACAACACCTGTGAGGTCGTCTTTAACGATGTCGGTCTTACCGAGTACCTCACCACTTACTGAATTAATCAGCGTAACAATTTGTTTTACTTCCATAAATTTAAAATAATTAATTATTATAAATACTTAATGTTAAATAGTCAACTAAACTTTTAATGATGTCTTCACGCACATTCATCAGTCTGGCACGATATTCGTCAAGCATAGCCTGTGTCACGTTACCGTTAAAGCCTGTACGTTCTGACGTACCTGATTCCGTTTCTGTGCGGTTTTTGGCGTTTGTCTTGTCTTCTTTGGAATCTTCATTGAATCCTGTATCGTTGAACGCCTTATCGCTCTTAGTGATACCGTCTGTGTTCGATTCCTGTACCGTCACCGTCCTGTTGGTCGATGTGCTTTGAAGCACAGGTTTCAGGAAATCATACTTCTTATTGAAGACCTCAAATTGACTTTTGAACGTATCAACGCACATGTCAAGAATCGCACCTGTATAGTCCTTGCAGTTGGTTTCATTGAAAGAATCAAGAACCGTCCTGTTACCGAACTTTACCAAAGCAAAGGTATCGGGATTTGTTGCGTCACCGAATATCTCTGCATAAATTTCGGGGTATCTCTCTTTGAATATTACCCCGAAAAGCTGATTACTACCTGTGAATAATTCTTTGAATAACATAGTCAATACGAATTAAGTTTCTTCTTTTTCTTCTGTTTCAGAAGTTTCTTTGGTTTCTTCTGTTTCAGAAGTTTCTTCTGTTTCGGTCGTTTCTTTGGTTTCAGGTGTTTCTTCTGTTTCCTCAGTTTCAACCTTTTCTATGTCCTTAGACAAAGCCAAGAAGTTTTCATGTTCCAACTTCCAAGAAGAATTTAAGTCCACCCTGATGTCAGTCCCGAACATGTCATTCACCTGTGCGAGTGCTTCACGTCTGCTGTTGAGCATGTTTTCAACGTATGGCAGAAGAACGTCCACGTTCATGGAAACCTCACCGAGATTCAGGCGTTCACGCTTCATGTTGTAGTTGGCGTTCAAGCCAAGTTCGTTGAGCATTGAAGCTCTGTAGTACTGCACAAGTTCAACAAGCTGTGTGATGTACTGGCTGTTTGAAACGTTTGCGGTCTGCATCGAAACACCCTTGAAGAAACTGTTTTCACCGATGACTGAGAAATCACCATTCAGAATCTTTTTCAGGAACTCGTCTGCACTCTGTTTGGTCTTGTCGTCAGAAGCACTTATCAGCATAGTGATTCTTGTCAGAATCGAAGCTGTGTTCAACGAAATAAGACCGTCTGTGTATAGAACCGCATATTTGCCTATGATAGGCAACAGGCTTTGACCGTTGGTGTCGTTTTCCATAAGAACGCAATCAGAACCGATTCTGAATGTCTTGTTCAACTTCAACCAAGGATTTGCAACGATGTAATCAAGTGGTCGTCCGTATGCGTCCTGTTCACCACCTGTCGAACCGCCAAGGGCGTACAGGGCATCGCCAACCTTTGCTATGGCACAGTTACCATCTTCCTGTAACAGGCGTTCAAGTTCAACCTGTGGAATAGTTTCAGGCAGACCGTCATACTTGAACATCGACTGAGTGATAGCCAGAGTATGCTCTATAAAAGACGTTACTGCAACGTCCTTTGTCTTCACCTGTGCCTGATATTTACTGTATATGTTATCTAACTTCTTCATTTTACCAAAGTTTTAATTAATGTGCAAAGTTCCGTCAAAACTTTCGTGTTTGCTTCAACTGTCGCATTTAACTTGTCAGTTTCTTCTTTATGCTTGTCTTCCTGTTTAATCATAAAATAAAACAGGGCGACACAGACCGCAATCGGAAAGCCAACGTTGCTGATTAATGATGTAACTTCGTCCATATTCATAAATATACTATTTTTAAATTTTTTGCAAAGATACGAATAAATATTCGTATCTCCGCACGATTTACATTATTTAACACTTAAAATGTTATTCTTTGTACTTGTCATAATATAATTACGAACAATTTCACCGATTTCGTTGCTCTGGTAAAACACCTTGTCGGTCACAAAGAAACGTGAAACCTTTGCTTCAAGTTCGGTTGCAGAACTTATCAGCTTACGTTTGTAGTTCGGTCTTCCGTTCATAGTGAGCGAATAAATCAGACTGTTTTCTGTGTCCTTGATAGGTGTCGTCTTTGCGTGAATGTAGGTGAAGCACTCATCGTCAACCTGAATAATGTTAGCCTGTAAGACCGTACCGTTGAACTCTATGAAGTAAGTGAAAAGCACGTCTTTCGGCTTGTACTTACGTGGCAAGTGAGGGTATGCTGCCAACTCCCATTTACCGCCAGTAATCATCTGCAAAGCCTCATTCCCGAAACAGAAGTACTTGTTTGACGGCTTTTCCTTTTCCAAGGTGTCGCAATATTCCACCGCCACCGTTGCACCATCTTCACCGAAACGATACAGGTCGATGTTTCCCTGTGGCATGTTCTGAATGTTGTCAAGTCCCATTTCTCCAAAGTAAGGACAGAACTTGTTTACCGTATTACCGAGCATAAAGACCCTGACGTTTGAACGGTTTCTGATGATAGTACTTAGAACGTTCATAAACAGCATAAACTCATCAGGCAAGTAATAACGTCTTGTGATAAACTCATCGAACACCACCGTAGTTATCATCGGGTAGCTTGTTGACTTGTCGTGTTCCTGTTCTGAAAGACAGAAGCCATAACAGAACGGCTTATCGTCAGGGAATCGTTTTCCCTTGTCACGGTCGTAGTAAGACAAGAACCATTTACCCGAAAGATAGAAAACTTCGTTGTACTTACCTTTCGTCACCTGAGAAACGAAACCGTTTGCAACATGCCCTGAAAACAGGGATTCTGCACGTTTTCCCCTCAAGTCTTCACGCCATCGTCTGACGTATGCACTCTGTTCGCCTGTTTCAACGTAGTTGATAATCATGTAAGCCAAACAGGCATAAGTCTTACCGTTTGAACGTTCACCGAAAATGATATTGTAATCGGCATTCTTTTCCAAGATTCCAGATAAACTGTAATACTTTGGTTTTTTACTTTTTCCAAACATAACTATTAATCTTTAAATTTAATACCCATTAAAAAGTTCAAATACATAACAGAAAGCGAAAGCGAATAACCTGTTGCTTCAAGATGCACGCCTGACAGTTCGTGGAACTCACAGGATTCACCAAGGTAATCAGTCAACACTCCCTGTTGCTCATAGTCGATGTAGGTGTGAATGTTCTTGCCTGTCGCCTGTGGCGGTATAGACAAATAGTTGGTAAACGCTTCAAAGATTCCGTCCTGTCCGTAAGTTTCAAGAAGCCACGGAACTGCACTTTTCTTGTTCACACCGCTAACCGTAAGAGATACCGGGTAACTTTTACCGCCAACGGTCAAAGCGTCTTCTTCCTCAACCATATATCGCTTTGCGCCAAGTGTCTTGAATCGACTGTAAACACCCTCAAAGTCCCAAACGCCCATCAGCTTGTTTATTCCCTTGATAGTCTTAGGTTCAAACAGTTCAAAGGAAATTTTATGATGCTTTGCAGCCTGTCTTAGCTTATATTCCACCATACTGTTGTATTCCTTGAAGTACTGTTCGTGTGCCTGTCCGTTCTTCAACTTCACGGAATCGGTGTCTGAATAGATGTAATCGTCACCACATTCGTAGATGCCTGTAAACAGGTTTCTTCTTGCATAAGCGGTTACGAAGACACCCCAAGGGTAAAACAGGAATCGGTTTCGGCTGTCGTTGTACTTCACCAAGGTTTCGTTTATCTCATCGGCTGTCAGGTGCGAAACGTCCCAATCACCGTTATACGTAAACTCATCACGCAAAGGATTCGTCACACACATGCCGTAACAGCTATTCAGCATTTCCTTACTGTTGAGATATTCCACTTCCTTACCTTTCACACCTTTCAGAGTTGTTTTGTTGGCGTACAGATGAAGAATAGACTTCACGAACTCTGTAGGCAGATAAGACTTCTTGTAACACCACATATCCACCACCTTTTCTTCTTCCCAAGTGTAGAACATCTTGAAGACGTTATAGTCAACGTTTGTGATAGTCGTAACTACCTTGTCGGCAGAAAAGACCCTACCGTTGTTTTCCACCACGTTTTCCTTGTAGAAGCACTTTGAAACAGACAAGGGTGTGTCCTGTACCTGACAACTCATTATCTTTGTAAATTCGATGTCGAAGACGCAACAGTAAGCAGACAGGAAAAACTCAAATTGCTTCTTGCTTTTCACTTTCACATGCACGCCAGAACTCATCGGAAACTGTTCTGCAACCATCACATAAGGGTAACTGCTTGTGAAGTCATAACTGCTCACATTTTCGATTACATCGTCTGTGTGATTCGCATTCGCATGTGTGAAGCCACCACTGAATGCCCTTTGCAGCGTATTGAACTCATCAGCACCACTTATGTTCAAATCGTGAATCGTGTTTATGTAAGACCAATTCTGCACGGTCTTCCCGAACTCGTCTTCACAGTACAGGCAATGTTTACGGCAGTACTTCCTGACGAAACCTGTCTTTGTAATCGGTAAATGTGTGATGCCCTTATACCGTTCTATCATTTCCTGAATATAGCACATCACCACTTTCACGTCATTCAGGCAATAGCCCATCTCCTTGTCCGTAAGTGGTGTCTTGCTGTGTCGCAACAGGGAATAATCAAGGTCGCCTACCATCTTTTCGCATTTATACTTCATAAGTTGACCGCCCAACTTTGCCAAGGAATAACCTGACAACAGGTAGCTACATCTAAATTCTATACCGGATTCCGTTATTGCGTAAATCGGTTTTCTCAGGTCTATTGAAAAGACCTTGTTCCACGTGAAACGGTTTCTGATAAACTGAAACTCATAGGACAAGTTGTGAACGTAAACTATCAAACGTCTGTCTTCTGACAACTGTAGGTAATCAGATACCGTTTGCATCATTTCAGTAAATTCTTCCCATGTGCGCCCGACTATACAGTAACCGTTTATTCCAAATTGCCACACATACATACAGGAACACTTTTCCAACTTCACACCTAATTTCACATACTGCTCATAAGACAGGTAATTGTCGCCACACTTGTAGAAAGAAGACGTTTCTATGTCAAAGCATACAGGAATATCAAAGAACTTTTGTTTCTTGTTATTCCCACGTAAACAGGAATCGTCAACCGCCATGTCAAGAACGGCTTTTATGTCTTTTGGTGAATATACTTCATCATGCAAACAAAAATTCTTCTTCTTTTTCATTATAGCCCGAATTTCTTTAAAGTGCTCATTATACCGCTTTTAATGCTGTTGGCATAGTCCAACACATTCTGTGCGTCTTTTTCCAAGTCCTGTTCTATCGCCTGTTCCAGACGTGCAGCGTCTGTTTCAATTTGGTCTGAAACGTCTGCGGCTTCTGTTTCAAGCTCACCTGTGAAGTCCTTGTATCTCATCAGGTACTGTTCCACGAAGTTTTCATCAGACACAGACAAGAACTTGTCCTGAATCTTCTGTGCCATCAGGTCGAACTCGTCTTCTGTCAGGTCGTAGGCATCCATCAGGTGCTTGTTGTACTCTCTTACACCTGTGGCGGTCGATGTAGGCTGTCGCAAGAATCCGACTGCCTTTGCATATTCTGCTTTCAGGTCTTCCCAACTGTGCTTCATCGAAAATTTCGTAAAGCCCTTGATGTCGCCTTTGTTCAACGCCATAACTGCTGGCGATACAAGACCCTTTGATTCGATGTTCTGAATACGTCTGTTAGCCTGTTGAAAGATTCTTCTTATCTCAGCTTTGTACTCAGGTGAAGCCATCTTTGCTTCAATGATTCTTTGCTTAATAACAGCTTTGTTGAAAGAAAACGTTCTTCCACTAAAGCCTATCGGATTCATTCCCATAACTTCTTAAAATTAAAGGGGCACACCTAAAAGAATAAGTGTACCCCATGTGTGAAACTTCAATTACTTGTTGATGTCAACGAAGTTGATGCCGTAGCATGTCTTTGCGTGTGACTCGTAAGTGTAGATAGTGTAACCTACCTTGCCGTCCTTGATAGCCTGTACTGCTTCACCGTTGGCAAGAATCTCACGGAATGTCTCGCCAAGATGCTTTGGCATGTTTACCAACTTCTTTGCCTGTACGTCAATCACTACAGGTGAATCACCCAGAGCCGAACCGTGAACGTACAAACCGTTGATAGGGTGAATCTCGTCAGGTGAAGAAGCCTTTGCTACGTCTGACAACTTGATGTACTCATAGTCTTTGGTATCAATACCGAAAGAAGTCTTGTTGAATGTGTTACTGAAACTAAACATAATTGATAAAATTTAAATGTTAAACTTATTATAAACTGTATTACTTACTTTTCTGATTCGATTCGGTCAATTAACCACTTTCTGAATCTGTTCACCTTGATAACTGCTTTGTCATCGCTGCACATTTCTTTGGTCTGCAACAGACCGTTTAATGCAGTCAAAGCGTTAAACAGGTTTTCCTGATAGTCGTTTCTGTCTTCCATCACTTCTGAATTTTAATGTAACCACTGTGATTTACCACCGTGGTGTCTGTTGTTACTATAACTGTGCGTCCGTTTGCTTCAACGTTCTGTGAAGTCTTGCAAGAACCAAAGACGCATAAAACTACAAAACTGATAATCGTCCAAAGGACAACTGCACAGGTGGATTCAACCACCTCAACCTTTTCTTTCTTACTCATCGCTGTACTTACTTTTGTGTTCGATAAACTTAGCCATCAGCCTGTTTTCTGACAAGAAGTCAAGAACAATCTGAAACTCTTTCTGTAACTGTTCCAACAACAGGTCGTCTTTCTTGTCCTGTATCAGAACCTCAGCAACAACATGTCTTGCATCGAAGACCGTATCGTTTACTGCATTCAGCAAATCTTTCTGCTCATCGGTCAAGTCCTTGCCGATAAAGTCCATGTCGTCGCAAGATTTGCATGAACTCTGAAACACTGTCAAAAGTGCCTTTTCTTTGTTTTCTCTGTCCATATTGCCTAATTTTAAATTAAACTTCATTTCTGAATCACGCTGCAAAGATACGGCGATTTTTTGAACCCACCAAATTATTTTTGTTAAAATATCTTAATTGGCGATTTTTTCTTTTTTTCTCAGTTTTTGCGCTTTTCGGCTTCACCTTATAGAATAAGCCCTGTGCCCTTGTAAGACCCTGTGTGGTGTAATTGCCCACGGGGTCTTTTTTAATGCCCTGTAGGTGGCTTATTTTGGCTTATGTGGCTTATGTGGCGATGGTGGCTTATGCTGCATCTGCTGAATAAGCTGCATAAGCTGCATCAGGTGGGCGCACATCGGGGTCAGTCCACATTCGGACACACATCGGGTCACACCCAGTTTCAGGGCATCACCCGGCTTCACATCGGCATCGTCAGGCTTGTGCCACACCCGGCTTCACATCGGCATCGTCAGGCTTGTGCCACACCCAGTTTTACCTGACGACAGGCAGCGAATAATTATGCGATTTCTCAGGCGATGTCGCATGTTTATTCATCAGTTAAACCTTGTTAACGAAATGTTAAACTTCGTTTCATCTGCTTTTTTGGCACGGCTCGCAGCAAAAAGCGTGCCAAACTGTGCTAACAACTGTTAAAAATGTGTTGGGAAATGTTAAAAATGGGTCGTTTGTATACCTT